GACTAATGTGGTTCGCGTCGGTAATGTGTCCAACGCCACGGCATATTAGTGATTTGGCAACTGATGTATGAGTTTCCGTATAAAAATGCTGATTTTTTGACGTCAATAGTTCAACATATTTTGCAATAACATGTTCATGAAATACAACATGATTTGCTGCAATGTGACGAAGAATTTCATTACCGCATCCTGCACGATACCGATAAATTAAAGCCGCAATAACTATACCAGATGTATTCTTAAATAGATAGGCAGAAGCACCGCGTGCAACATAACGGATTTCATCCTGATGTCGCGTTAAAACATAGTTCATTAAAATGTCAAGATATGGTTCTACTTGTTCGACTTCCACCCATTTACCTGACAGTGGTTGAGATGTTTCGTTTATTACAGGGGGATTTTGGATAGATAATGTAAGATCCGCAGAAGATACAGATGGATGAAGCGATACCATATTTGAATAGCTCACCGGGCGACCAAGTGTATCCATTTGGCGCGAGGTTTCGATTTTTATGATAGAACGTTCCATGTCGGTTAAACGCATATTTACTTGTTCAAGTTCCATACGAAGAAGAGTCAATGCTGCCTCTATGCGCATAAACATATTGTTAGGATCTCCCGCCATCTGCACGCTTTAATATTCCTTTATTTATATGTCTACGAATAAAAGGAAGATCGGATCACTTACGTTACTCCATAATAAACGCCAAACTTCATTGAAAACAACTAAACCGACTAAAATTGTAGTAAAGCAAAATTGCGAAGCGATCTCAAAATGTGATATTTCTGCGTTAAAAAATGTATTTAATCCAACATTACCAACTCAGATTGTGGCAATCCATGGCCCAGTTGGGTGCGGTAAGACGTATATTACCGAAACGTTGGCAAAACAAACAAACTACACCATTACAATATTTGACCCATCATCTACGTGCAATATTTCAGAAGAACTTCAACTTCTCACAGCAACACAAAATAAATTCAAAAAGAATGCGAATCCATATAAAATAATGTTTATTGACGACGTGGATGCTTTGTCAAAAAAACAATTCACGGGTATTATCCAATATATCAAAAAAAACCACAAGAAAGAACGATGCTGTAGTATTGTTATCTCATATACATCAAACAAGGATCTGAGTGCATTGTTAAAAGTATGTGACGATGATATTATTATACAATCGCCGTCGTTTGATCAATTAATGAACTTTGGGAAAAATGTGAAATCAACATCGACCGAACACAAGGCAATTTGTGCAATCGAGTGCAATGGAGATATTCGTCAATTTATGAGAATGATTGGCATGGTTCGATTAAATGATTCAGCGGATGGACTTACACAAACACGTAAAACTCGTACCTCGTATGATACAGTACGTGATATGCTAAAATACCCAGATATTGCATCTGATATATCAAGTTCATTTGGAAATTCACATGCATTAAATCCATTAGTATGGAATGCAATATCAAATGTATATGAACACTTTGACCTAGACATATCCCATTTAGCAACCGTACAAAATACATTAAATGAATGCAACATACGCCCAACACATACATCATATGAGTTTAATATGGAATTAAATGATTCCATTCTTGGAGTTATCCCATCCGTATATGAAATACCATACACATCAGATGTTTCATCAAGGCACGTTCAACGTGCATATCAGATTAAAAAATTATCCGATTCATACTTGTTGTATAAGTAGTTATTTTGTACAGTATATAACAAATAACAAACCATATGTCTTCGTCTGGCACAAAACCCCAAATTAAAAAAACTAAGCGCAAGAAGGGAAGGAGGGATCCAGAATATCCATTAAATACTGATATTGAAGTATCGGTAAAGTTTGGTACCGAATTCACTGCCCGACTTCCAGAAGTCGGGGAACCCATTGGTGAAGACAAGGCAATTCTTGTCGAAGATAATGATCTTATAACACAGATCGCTGCGCGATCCGCTTCTACTAGAAGTGCAAGTATTGCATAAATAATATCGTGCATATTATAAATATGCATATGATGTTTTTTATTACTACTAAGAGTATGTCTAGGTATTTTCCAATAAGTAGAATTATAGGAGATTATGAAATTGGCGGAAGAGTTATTCAAGAGTCGGGACAGATTGTAAGAGAGTTCATGCCATCTCCATCGCCTGGTAAATACAAGCAGTATTGGATTACAAAAGACACCGGTGATATATATCTACGTTATCTACACCCAGATAATTCATATACTTGGGAATATGTGTCGGATCATGAGTTTAATATAACAAAAGCAGTTGCTCAAGCATGGGTCGAACCGCCATCCGTTGATGAGCAACTATATCCGCGAATGTGGAAAGATTCAGATTGTAATGCAGAGCATATTGCATGGTTTCCATCATTTGGTTCGTCAATAGATTTCAAAATAACAGTATCAGATGCACCTGTACAGGGAGCAATGAAATTTGTAAAAGACAGTGACGTAACTGAGAATGATACCGAAGATGAGGAAACCACTACGTTATATCCACTACAACCGTTACCATCATATACTGGTAACCAAATATTAACAAAATCCACATATTATTTCAGTGTACATGAAAATGCAATCTACGTTACTAACGTAAATAACCAAACGGAAAAGTATGTTGGTATAAGAACAGGAAACCCAAAACGACATATCAAATTTGCACTACCAGAATGTACATTGCTGTTACATGATATCCGGAGGCAATTATTTGCGATTCCTTCACCGGAAGACTATAGAAAAGACAGCATTTACAAGTATGTCAGGAAACATGGTCTTAAATTAGATGGACTTCGTCAAGAAATTCGATCGAATGCAGCAGATAATACAATGATTTCATATATTTCGGCAGCGGTACAGCCCAAAGACATTATCGATCGTAAAATTTGGAAAAAAATTACGACTCGTGCAATGAGAACAGCAATTTCCGAAATTTATGATCCATCGGAGCCAATTCGTCATAAAGAGTTGTATGATTATATCAGTCAACATTATGATAGTGCAATGATCGGAAGATCTGACGCAGAAATTTATATGCAAATTCGATTGATTACTAACATATTAAATATCCTATATAATAAAAGTGAGAGTTATCCAACCGACTGGGTATAGATATGTATTCACCATATGATTTACCTTTAGATATTGGGAATTCAAGTCCATAGAAAATGAAGAAAGTCAATCTCCGATTGATGGAGAGATATGGTTTGATGTATATCCAAAACATGTAGCGCCATACTACTTTGAACGATTGACCGAGTCAATATTTACATGTAATGTATGTTCTTGTTAGTAGTAATTATTTTATTTGACCGCCGGGTTTGATAAAGTTTATTGTATGTTACACGTTATCGATTTTCTTATGATAAAATAAAGATGTCAGATAAGACGGATCAAACATCTAGTGTACCAATTACTTTGTGGGGCCCAAAGTTATGGGAAGCAATTCATGTTTTGGCATTTAGTCACCCAGTAGCATGTCAATCAGACTGTGACAAAAAGAAAGGAATGTATGATTTTCTTAAATCACTCACAAAAGTAATACCATGTGAGGAGTGCAGAGGGCACTATACATCATGGTTCAATAAAAACATGACAAATGGAGAAAATAGTGACATCCTAACAAGTCGTGATAAGCTAACCGCTGCTCTTGTTGATTTACACAATGAAGTGAATGTACGAACAAATAAACCACAAGTTTCTATTGACACGGTACGTGCTAAATATATTACATCATCCACAAAGTGCCCCGGAAATGCATCGACAGCGTCACTTGGTTTAAGTGGTGAAAATTCAAATCGCAACATTATTATCCTAATTTCCTCCGTAGTAGCAGCGTCCGTTATTGCCGCTGGTGTGGTTGGATATAGAAAGTATAAAAAATCTTAAACATCGTTATCTTGTTCTCTTCTTTTTTTAAAATATTCTTCCAGATAATATCGAAGTGTTTCTTTCACTTCTTCTACCGATACGGTAACATTTCCGGTTGCATTAGATCCAGTTGTTGCGTAAGCATTTAATGTAGAGATTCTCTTTCTCTATACATAATTTTTTTTTGTAGTTGGCCGTTTTTTGGTTTTATATATAGACAAATTGCATCCTTGTCTACATCATATGTTGCTCGCTCAAGATTGAAATTAAAGGATTCTAATTTTGTGGTTGTACAATTGCTGCATTCAAAATCTACTTCACCGAATATGGATTTATTAATTTGTACATTACGATCTTCATGAGATACATGACCATTCACTGTAAGTATCCCAGATGTTGCATCTGTAATCTCAAGTTCAAACGTTTCTTTAAATACAAAGGCAAATTTATGCTCCCCTTTATATACTGCACCGTTTACAAGTCCCAATCCAATACGACGAGGTGGGAATACACCTAAATTTTTGGCAGAAACACATATACTTAGCAGCATCAACCTATTTATCATTGTTTCTAGTTGAAGCATATTTTCGACATGAGTATCGAACGGTACACGCAATTCATATGTAAACGGCGGTGTGGCGATGATCAAGTTCACACACACTTGGATATGTTTGAAGGGAAATATTGCATAACGACAAAAAATAATGATCATCAAACATTTTTAAGATTACGTGCCGCTGCAATTGACGCCGGGTATAGAGATTGTATTACTGAAATTGCAACACCAGAACATATTTTTCACGCTGACATTGATGCTCATATTCCATCTGACGTAGTATTTGACTATATAGGGTTTGCACGAGCATTGCAACTAACACTACAAAAACAACCTGAACTTCATATATCAAATACAACGTTGATTGTCTTAACTGCACCACCAGCGGACGAAGAAGAAGGTATGAAACATGGCATGCATATCATCGCTCCGTATATCAAATGTAATTTTGATTATGAAAAAAGCGTGCGCGAATCATCATTTGAAAGTTTTCAAGAAATTCTCGATCGGATTTCACCAAATACTAAACTATATGCCGAAAAAATTTATGACCCGGCTCCATATACAGGAAAGACTGGTTCTGGCTTACGCATGGCATATTCATACAAAACAAAAAAGTTAGAGAACGGTACGAAAGAATTGGTGGATCGCAGGTATACAGTACATGCCGTTCTTAACCCAAACGGTACAATCCATGAAAAACAAACACAGGCATTTAGACAATCTACTCTATTAACACTACAAAGGGCAACAATTCGGTCGTATTCAAAAAGCATCAACTACGTAAAAAAGAGAAATCGAGATACACCAACAATTGGATCAATCTCAACTGAAAAAGGAAAGAAGATATTTGAGTATGCGGCACAAATTGATCATATATTTGCAAATCCAGCAATCAAGGATACATTTCAGTATGATCACCCAAATCCAAGAATTGCAGGGCATATCATAAAACTAGATGAACATTATTGTCCACATATGCAAAAAAAGCACAAACAATCAACAATTTACATCAAATATAATCTCCTTGCTGAAATTACCGCAGGATGCTACTGTAAGAAATACACATGTCATAAATGGCGCCCTGGTTTTATACCAACAGATATGGAAACAGCGAAAGCGTATAACTTACTCGGAAAGGATAATATACCACTGGGGTTTTTCTGAGTCATGCTATATAAGTCTAATACGTATGTATCGTGTCGTAAGCGTAAGTTTTGTAATGTAGACAATGTTGAAAATGCCGATAAAACAAGTGATCAAGACAAGTCAAAGGGGAAAAAGAAGGCAGATGATGATGATGATGATGATGACGAAGACTCGGACTCTGAAGTGTACACAATTGGAACGTCGGTATACTATGAATGTTCGGTTACTGTAAAAAATATCGGAAAGCTTCGCAATGCACTGCACAAGGCATCACAGACCGCAATTAATAGCAACTATAGTCTTCATGCACCATATGTCTCTCTATACATCCATTCCTGCGGTGGAGATCTATTTGCTGGATTTTCGGCGTTTAATCTAATTCGACGCAATGTAGTTCCAGTTGTTACCATCGCAGATGGATATGTTGCAAGTGCTGCTACATTTCTCCTCATTGGAGGAATGTATAGGTATATGGTACCATCGAGTCATGTTCTTATCCATCAACTTTCCACTGGATGTATTGGAAAATTCCAGGAAATCGAAGACGATTATAAGAACTGCAAACGTCTCATGGAGAGGATGAATAAGATTTATAAAGAGGAAACTTGGCTCACAAAGGCAATGCTTAAAAAACTCTTATCATCTGAACTAGATCTAACTGACGAGCAGTGTGTTAAATACGGCATCGTCAACGAAATCCTCCCCGATTCGCTCCTATAGATATGCATATGTTTAGCGTAACGGATATTACACACAAGTATAATGTACCAGTATCTCATTTTGCAAGTTATGTATGCAATACTAATATTAGACGTTCATCTTCTTACAACAACAACGCCCAGCGTACGATCGACCTATTTGAATCCCGTATTATTGATAACCTAGAAGAACTTCGTGCCACTGCCTATTATTCAGACACACTCTTATTTTCAATTGTCACTAGTATCTGCGCAGATGAATTAGCATGTGTGTTTGCACCTTATAGTGGTGAAGATCTGTCTCCTAATTGGTAAATTAAAATGTAAATTAAAAAGTAAATTAAAACGTATTAAAGGACATTAATGCCCTGATGATGTATCAAATGTAGAATCAAAAGAATTATTTTCATTCGGTTGCTTTATTGACGGACTTCCAAATAGGATAGCGGGTCCGCTCGTAATTGTGTTCCAAAAACCATATTTTCTACTCGAAGTAAACAACCCAATCCCAGTAAATAACACGAGAACACCCACGCCAATGCCAATGTCTCTCATGTTACCAGTCATTGCAGATAAGAATATTACAACAATTGCAGTTATTATAAACCCCTGAGAATATTGAATCCACCATCTTTTAGATGTTACATTTACAGTCTGTTTTAGCTGCGTCGAAGGGGCCATCGTATATTTAACTACAACCGACAAAAAATGTCTACCTTGGATTATGTTATCGATATGTCTCAATCTCATCTTCCCGGTTATGTTCATCTGACAAATCTCAATAAGGAAACGTTTCCGCCAACAGCGACTGTCTCTGCATTCGGAGAGAGTTCAACCGTTGTTCTATTGCCATATACAGCTGATCGCGTCGAAAATAACACAAATGTAGTGATTACATCCGCAATTCACAATAAAGTGGGGGATACTCCCGTACTTGTAGTGTTGGGCGCACGTAAAACTACACTCACCGATCTTCAACTTGAAAAAATGAACATTACTCACACACCCGGTGGTGTTCTTAAGAAGCGCACACATGAGTCTATTATTACTCCAATCTCAGAGATCGGTACAACCCCAGGAAATGTCAAAATCCAGGGGGAAGTTACGTTTAAGAATTGCAGGACGTACAAGAATGGCTTTATGTGCAAGTTCAGGATCCAGGATGAGTCTGGAAATATTGGGTTAACTGCATGGAATGATACGTATGAAAAGTTTGATCAACTTGTTGAACAAAATAAAACGTATGTGATTTCCGGGATGACAATAAAAAAAGCGAATCCAGCATATGAATCTCAACATACCCATGAAATTACACTTAAAAATACCACTGTGATTGAAAATATGAGTATGTGAATTACATTATTTTAATTTAAATATATTTAAATGAATTTTTTATAAGTGTTAATATAAAGTATACACTTTTATTCACAGTTGATACATATATAATGAATATAATATGGATATTTGCACTGTTTATACGTATATCAGCTGGGATACCTCAATCGCCGCCAAGTCTACCACCACCATCATCACCGCCCCCGCCGCCAAGTCTACCACCACCATCATCACCACCACCAAGTACTTCACCATCACCACCACCAAGTACCTCACCATCGCCGCCACCACCATCCGTTTCTCCATCACCGCCACCATCACCACCACCACGAGTACCGCCATTCCCCCCTCCACCGGTTGAACCACCTCCCCCATCTCCACCACCGTCGCCCCCACCCCCATCCACGCCACCAAATCCACCGCCACCAAATCCACCGCCACCAAGTCCACCAAGTCCACCTCCACCATCGCCACCGCCACCATTTCATCCACCGCCAAGTCCACCTCCTCCGTCACCACCACCACCATCACCGCCACCGCCAAGTCCACCACCACCATCACCGCCACC